CGCAAGCTTAGGCCTAAGATGAGTAATGATAGATACATTGAGATTGTAACTTCCCTGTCTGCAATGGAGCCGCTTGATCAGGCGCAGTTCTGTCACATCATTGAGGAGAGGTTTAATGAAGATAACCAAGCTTGAGGATCTTCACAGGTGGACGGTCACAGATTTTGATGAACTGTTCATGGAAGCTGCCGAGACTGAGCGCAACTTGCCTTCAGCCTTTCGCAAGCAGAAGATGTCTTCGTGGCCTGATTATGTGCAAAGCTGGAATGCGTATGGATGGACAGAAGCGGGCCCGGTTAGAGTTGCGCCAAGTGCTGCTGAGATAGATCGGCTGGATCTTGCGATGGATTTGGGTTTGCGGATGCCGACAGAGGACAGGCAGATTGTCTGGGCTGTGGCGCATAGTGCAGTCGGTAACGGCAGAGGGCCGAAGTGGACAAAGCTATCTAAGATGCTGGGATGCTCTCGGCATACGGTCAAAGCAGATTATGCTGCTGCATTGATTAGACTGACTTGGATTATCGATCCCAAGCGAGCGCGTGTTGTGTCGGAAGGCACAAGGCCAACGAACAGACCCGGTCAATTCCTGCCGCCAAGGCCGAGAAAGTATGATTAGGCTAGGTGGGTCTATGAAAAAAGAAAAGCCCCACTCAGGGGGCTTCTCTGTGGCTGTGAGGGCGTATTGCGGTTAAAGGATGCCAGCGAAGAACAGGCCGACGAATAGAAGGCCGAAGAGTGAGAGGGCACCGATGATGTCACCGATGATGCCCAAGCTGTCTTCCATGTCGCGCATTAGAGCGCGCAGTTTATTAAATGAGTTCATTTGTTGACACTCCTACTGGAAAGGTTTCTCCGGCTTCCATCATGCAATCAACGGCAGCAACCTTTGCATCTGAGATTGTCTCGTAGCTTTTGTTGCAAAGACCTTCGGGCACGCGGCCAACGAAAATGAAGCGGCCAGATGGTGCTTTGATAATTGTTGCTTTGGTAAACATAGCTTTTCTCCTCATTGTAGCTGACACGTAGATATGACAGATGCTGTTACATTGCAAGCAGCAAGAACAAAAAAGTTATTTTTCCTTGCTCAGTGTACCGAAATACGATAACACTTGGATATAATCGGCAGAACTTTGGGCCGGTTATTCTACCTTATGGATGAACCTCCCTTGATGCTAATCAAGAGAACCTGCCTCGCTCTCAGTAGCGGGGCTTTTTTTTGGAAAGAATAATGAAACGCGTCACAAAAGCAGTCATGCAAAAGGTCATAGACAGATTAGCGCAAGGCGAAACACTCGTGCAGATCGTCAAAGATCCAGATATGCCAACTTACAGAGCAATCACAAAGGCAGCAGTGCGCGACGAGGAACTGTGGGAAATGTACCGGCAAGGCAGAGTAATGCAGGCCGAATACTACACAGATCACATCAATCAGCTAGCGCTCTCTCCACTGCCAGAGTTCGATGACAACAGACTAGCCAATGCTGAAGTGCAACGCCGCAGGCTAGAGATAGACACGCTCAAGTGGACGCTGGGAAGAAACCAGCCCTGGGGCATCCGGGATAAGAAAGAGGAAGCACCACAGCAACAAGCCATCACAATATCATGGGCAGGCGGTGATGTAGCTGTCAGCGCACATGACGAGGACAGCGTGACAGTCAGCACGCAGCAGCAAGAGATCGTTAAGCACTAGGGATGTGCTAGAAGATATGGGGGAATGTGTGTGTATATCACATCCTGATCGTGACCGAGCTACGCGCGAGAACACCACCCCCGCCGTTTGGTTTTGAAATACTATATGTTGTGGTTTGAGCATTCAGCGGATAGGGTGATTTGCTAAGTGCTTGATAACAAACAATTGCTTAGGCGCATAATAGTGATTATGTTAAATTTATGACCCGCTGACCCCTACCCCCCGCAGAACCGCCCGCCACCTGCATACACGTAATATACCTGCACAGGAGTGTCTCACACACACGTTGCCATGGAGCCTAACACACATGCATTCTTTGCGCATCTGACGCTTCTTAGGGAGGCTGCTAGGGATTCTAGCGGTGATGAGCGGGTACATGCTCAGGTGCTATTGATTGACTTATACGAGCGGATGTTGGAGCGTGCTGGTGTAATGGTGTTCCGCGATGGAGAGACAGAGCATTGAAGATTGAGATACCTTATGAGCCGCGTGCATTGCAGATGATGCTGCACAATGAGATGCAGGCGAAGCGTTGGGGTGTTGTTGTTTGTCATCGTCGTTTTGGAAAGACGGTGTGGGCGATTAATCACATTCTCAGGGATGCGATTATGAACAGCAAGCCCTCGCCGAGATATGCGTATATGGCACCGACTTATCGTCAGGCTAAGAATGTAGCTTGGGATTATTTGAAGCAGTTTGCTGGGAAGATACCCGGTGTGAAGTTTCACGAGACTGAGTTGCGGTGTGATTTGCCTACTGGCGGCAGGATTTCTTTGCTGGGTGCTGAGAACCCGGATAGTTTGCGAGGGATTTATTTGGATGGCTGTGTGATGGACGAGGTTGCACAGATGCCTGAGAATGTGTTCCCAGAGGTCATACGGCCAGCGCTGAGTGACCGTAAGGGCTGGGGTGTGTTTGTTGGTACTCCTAAGGGGCATAACGCGTTCTATGAGCTTTATGAGCAGTCTGCTGCGAATGATGATTGGTTGACTGCGATATATAAGGCTTCTGAGACTGGGTTGCTGGATAATGAGGAATTGTCTGCTGCTCAGAATATGATGAGTGCAGATCAGTATGCGCAGGAATTTGAGTGCAGTTGGAATGCGAATGTTCCGGGTGCGATTTACGGTAAGGATTTAGAGGAGATTACGGCGTCTGGTCGTATAGCTAATGTTCCTTATGATCCTTCTGTGCGTGTTGATACGTGGTGGGATTTGGGTGTTGGTGATAGTACGGCGGTTTGGTTTACGCAGAGTGTTGGCCGTGCTGTGCATGTGATAGATTTCTATGAGAATAGGAATGAGGGATTGCCGCATTATTGTAAGGTTCTCTCGGAGAAAAAGTATTTGTACGGGGATCACAATGCGCCGCATGATATAGAGGTGCGTGAGCTTGGTAGTGGTAAGAGTAGGCGAGAGATTGCTTGGGATCTTGGTTTGAATTTTCGTGTTGTTCCTAAGCTTCCTGTTGAGGATGGGATACACGCTGCGCAGATGTTGATACCTCGATTGTGGTTTGACCGTGAGAAGTGCAGGGATGGTTTGGAGGCGTTGCGGCAGTATCACCGGGCGTATAATGAGAGGACGCGAAGTTTTCGTGCTTCGCCGGTACATGATTGGAGCAGTCACGCTGCGGATGCTTTTAGGTATTTTGCTGTGGGGCTTAGGGAAACGCGGGATCGATCTAGGGCACCGCAGAGACAGGCGGTCATGGAGTATGACCCTTTTGCAGCATGAGGTAGGCTATGGGATTTTTTGATGATTTAATGGCTGCGATTGGCGTTGGCCCGACTGAGCTAGAGGATAAGACATCTGAGGATAAGTTGGGTGTGAGTAAGGTAAAGACTAAAATGAAGCCTAAAGACCTTAGCGATCACTTGGATATTATTACGGGTGATGTTGCGTATGGCTTGGGGATTTCTACGGACAAGCCCTATGGCTATGACGAGCGCACTGCGCAGTCACAGAGAATGGCGCAGTCTGAACAGATGAAGGCAATGCGGCGTGAGATTGACAGGCCTGCTGAGCGGCCAAAGGGCCCTGCGCCGTCTCCTGATGCGGATACGGCTGACGGTGCGTCAGAGGCTGCGGTTCCCGGCGCTAATGAGGTGTTGAAAGGTGCAGCACCAGATGGCTCTACTGAGGCGGCTGCTATGACGGCTGGTAAAAAGGGTCGGAAAAGCACGATATTAACGGGGCCGCAGGGATTGCTTGCTGATCCTGATACAACGCGCCCTCGTCGTTCTTTAATGGGTTTGATCAAATGATGATTAAAAAACAGCCTCAGAATATTGCTGGTATGATGGGGCAGATTTCTTCGCAACCGGCGCAGGGAATGAAGGCGGCAACGATTGACCCGTTGGAACGCCTACAGCAGCGCATGGTGGGTCGCACCCAAGGCGGGGCCATAGAGGGCGTAAAGAAAAAGAAAAGTATGCTGAATAGCTTTAGGATGGTGTAATGGCGCAAGTTTCTCCGATAGTGACGCAGCTTGAGCGTCGATATAAGACGTTGCAGTCTCAGAGGTCTAACTGGGAAAATCATTGGCAGCAGCTAGCTGATTATATGCTGCCGCGTAAGGCAGATATTACGAAGAAGCGCACGCAGGGTGATAAGCGCACTGAATTGATTTATGACGGCACTGCTATTCATGCGGTAGAATTATTGGCGTCTAGTCTGCATGGTATGCTTACCAGTCCTAGCACGCCTTGGTTTTCTATGCGTTTCCGCGATCAGGAACTGCAGCGCAGTGATGAGGCGAATGAGTGGTTAGAGAGTAGCTTGGATCAAGTGTATCAGGCGTTTAATCGGTCTAACTTCCAGCAGGAGATCCATGAGCTTTATTATGACTTGGTGGTCTTTGGTACTGCTGCCTTCTATGTAGAGGGCGATGGCGATGGGTTGCGGTTTAGTTCTCGGCATATAGCGGAGATACTGATTTCTGAGGATGCAGAGGGCCGCGTTGATACGGTGTATCGTAAGTTTAAGCTAACGGCGCGTGCGATTGTTATGCGTTTTGGCGAAGAGAACTCACCGCGTGCTGTTCTGGCTGATCAGAAGAATGACCCGTACAAAGAGCATGAGGTCATACACGCTGTGTTTCCAAGGGCAGAGGCCAAGGGAAAGATGGCAAAGAGTAAGCCTATTGCATCTGTTTATTATCATCTCGCTAGCAAGCAGATCTTGAGCGAGGGTGGTTTTGATGACTTCCCGTTTATGGTGCCGCGTTTTAATAAAGATAGCGTAAGCAGCTATGGCCGATCGCCAGCAATGACTGCGTTGCCAGATGTTAAGATGGTTAACAAAATGTCAGAGGTGACGATCAGGGCTGCGCAGAAGCAGATTGACCCGCCCCTTATGGTTCCAGATGACGGGTTTATGCTGCCGGTAAGAACAACGCCGGGTTCTCTGAATTTTTATAGATCTGGCACGCGTGATCGGCTGGAGCCATTGCAGATTGGTGCAAACAATCCGCTGGGTTTGAATATGGAAGAACAGCGGCGCAATGCTATTAGGCAGGCGTTTTATGTTGATCAGTTGCTTTTGGGTGAAGGCCCATCAATGACAGCAACTGAAGTGTTACAGCGCAACGAGGAAAAGATGCGATTGCTTGGGCCCGTTTTGGGGCGGCTTCAAGCGGAACTCCTTCGTCCTCTCATATCTCGCTCGTTTGCGCTGTTGCTCCGGGAGGGTCTTCTTCCCCCCGCCCCGGAGCTTTTACAAGGTCAGGACATTGACATTGAGTATGTCTCGCCGCTTGCGAAGGCTCAGAAGCTGACAGATCTGCAGGGAATGTTGCGCGGGTTTGAGGTGTTAACGCAGATCGGTGAGGTTGCGCCTGTGCAGGATTACTTAGATCCAGATAAGCTGGTGCAGTATCTTGTTGAGGTTACTGGTATGCCAGCGCGGGTTATTCGTAGCAATGAAGAGATTGCGCGGATACGGCGGCAGCAGGCAGAGCAGGCGCAGGTTGTGGCGCAGCAAGAGCAGGACATGATGCAAGCGCAGCAGGCGCAGCAGGTCGCTCCGCTGGTCAAGGCTATTAGCCAATGAACAAAGTAGAGGAATTAAAATTAGCGTATCGTCGCACGTTTAATACAGAGGACGGTGAGCAAGTAATGAGTGATCTCAAGAAGCGTTTTAGCTTTGAGACAACCACGTTTTCGGGCGATCCATATCAATCTGCATTTAACGAAGGACAGCGCGCAACAGTGTTGCTAATCGCCCGGATGCTGTCCGACGAGAAGGAACCACAATGAGCGAAGAGGCAATCCAAGATACTGGATCTCAAGAAGTCGCAGAGGCGGCACCGGCTAACTTTCTGGAAAGCTTACCAGAGGATTTACGGTCTGAGCCGTCATTAAGAAATTTTCCTGATCCTGCTTCACTGGCAAAAAGCTATATACATGCGCAGCGTATGATCGGAGCGGATAAGGTGCCGCTTCCGGGCAAGAGTGCCACGCCTGACGAGTGGCGCGCTGTATATCAAAAGCTTGGCGCACCAGATCAGGCTGATGCGTATGAGATACAGTTTGAAACCGCTGATTTCACTGACACTGAGTTAAACGGTCTAAAGGCTGCAGCGCTTGATGCGGGGCTAAACAATACGCAGGCCCAGCGCATTGCTTCGTATCTTGAGGAAACGCTAACGGGTGCTAGGTCTGGCTTTGATGAGGCTGCGGAAGATTTAAGGCATCAAGGTGAGCAACAATTACGTCAAGAATTTGGCCGAGCGTTTGATCAAAAGGTTGAGCTTGCTCAGAAAGCTGCTCATACATTGCTTGGCGGCACTGAGATTTTTGATGAAATCACATTGGCAGATGGTCGTATGTTGGGAGATCATCCGCAAATCGTTAAGATGTTTGCCGGTTTGGCTGAACAGATTGGTGAAGACAGTCTGGAAGGCGCGCCGACAGAAATGATTATGACCCCTGACGAGGCATCACGGCAAATTGCTGAGATGACTGGACGCGGCGGGCCATACTGGGATAAGATGCATCCAGAGCATGAGAGCTATGTACAACAGGTTCTTACGCTCCGGGAGTATCTATAGTGGATAACCGAAAGGCCCACGCATCATGCCTGTGTGTCAGGTGGAGTGACTGCCCAAGCAGTAAGCATTGGCCCCGCAAGGGATAACCACGCGCAGCAATCTGTAACGTAAACTGTAGAAAGGTGAGACAATGTCTTCACAAATCACTACGGCTTTTGTCAATCAGTTCTCCGCGAACATCCAGATGCTTTCACAGCAAATGGGTTCACTACTGCGTCCTGCAGTTGATGTGGAAACTGTGAATGGCGAGAAAGCCTTTTTTGATCAGGTCGGTAGCGCTGCTGCTGTTCTGAGAACTACTCGGCACGCGGATACACCGCTGATCGATACCCCTCACAGTCGTCGTATGGTGACGATGTCTGACTATGAATATGCGGATCTGATTGATGATCAGGACAAAGTTCGCTTGTTGGTAGATCCGACTTCGACATATAGCCGTGCTGCTGCTGCAGCTATGGGCCGCGCAATGGATGATGTGATCATCTCTGCTGCTCTTGGCAATGCAAAGACTGGTAAAGACGGTTCAACAACAACTGCCTTTGACAGCAGCAACCAAATCGCTGTGGGTTCTCCCGCCACTGGTTTGACGCTGGCAAAGCTACTGGAAGCCAAGGAAATCTTGGATGCCGGTAGTGTTGACCCATCGATCCCACGTTACATCGTCGTATCTCCTAAGCAGATTTCTAATCTGTTGGGTGACACCACGGTAACTTCAAGTGACTTCAACACTGTTAAGGCTTTGGCTCAAGGCGATTTAAATCAGTTCGTTGGCTTCACATTCATCACATCAAACCGCTTGGGTGTTGATTCATCCAGCTATCGCCGCGTAATTGCTTTCGCTAGCGATGGTATCAAGCTTGCAATTGGCAAAGAGCCAACTGCACGTATTGATGAGCGCGCTGATAAATCTTACGCAACGCAAGTCTACTATTGCCAATCTGTGGGTGCTACACGCATGGAAGAAGCAAAAGTAGTCGAAGTGTTGTGTTCTGAAGCGTAAGGAGAATAGGACATGGCTACTGTTTATTCAGTTCAACAGACTAATGCGACTGCAGATCCTGTTGTTAAAAACCCATCGAATGTTCTTAGCGGTCGTATCCGCGTAGCGCATGGTGTGTACGAAGCAGCTTCTTTGGCATCTGGCGATGTCATTCAGATGTTTGTACTGCCTGATGGGGCACGTTTGCTTGAAGGCTCACTAGCGCATGATGCTCTAGGAAGCTCGACAACATTGTCGGTTGGTTATGCTGCGCATACCAATTCTGCCGGCACTGCTGTTTCTGCTGCCGCTGCTGCTTACAAAGCTGCTGCTGCTTCGACTGCTGCCCAAAAGGTGGACATCTTAGCAACTTTAGCTTTGGGCTCTGGCACTGTAACAGATACCAATGAAGACGGTATGATTGTTACTGCCACAATGGGCGGTGCTGCTGGTACTGGAACCATTGAGGTGACCATCAAGTACGTGGTTGATTAAGACCTACAGAGCGGGGCGGGCAACCGCCCCCTCTTTTTACATGGAGATGCTTAATGTCTAGCGTGATTGATATTGCCAACAATGCTCTGAACTTGATCGGGGCGTCTAACATTATTAGCTTAACTGAAGACAGTAAGGCGGCGCGCATTGTTAATCAGCGATACACAAGCATCCGCGATGCAGTCTTCCGGGCGCATCCTTGGAATTGCTTGATCCGCAGGGCAGAGTTAGCGAAAGATACTGTTGGCCCAGTGTATGGTTATGAGAATTCTTTTCAACTGCCTGCAGACCCGTTTTGCTTGCGCGTATTAGAGTTTAACAATGGCAGTATGGGATACCCGCAGGACAACATGAAAAACTCAAAAGGCGGCCCAGTCTTTGTTATTGAGGGCAGGAAGCTTTTGACAGATGAGGGCACGGCTAAGATTAAATACATTGGCAAGATTACAGATGCGGCTGAGTATGATGCGACATTAACTGACACGCTGGCCGCACGGTTAGCGCAGGAAATAGCATATGCAATATCTGGATCTACCACAATGATCCAGCTTATGGCTTCTTTGTATGACGCCAAGTTAAAAGAAGCGCGGTTTGTGGATAGTACAGAGGGTGCGCCGCAAAAAATCGAGGCCAGCGACTTTATTGAAGCGAGGTTCTAATGGCGCGATCTGCTCCAGCGTTTAGCTCTTTTACGGCAGGCGAAATCAGCCCAAAGTTTGAAGGCCGCATAAACATTGAAAAGTATAAAGAGGGCTTGGCCGATCTAACTAACATGATCGTTATTCCTTCTGGTGGTGTTACGCGAAGACCGGGCTCAGAGTTTCTAGGCGAGGTAAAAAGCAGCAGCGTAAAAACGCGGTTACTTCCATTTCAGTTCAAGTCTTCTGACACGTATATTCTAGAGTTTGGCAATCAGATTATGCGCGTGTATCGCAATGGCGCGCAGGTTCTGGATTCTTCAGCTAAAGCAATAACAGCAATTACGAAAGCCAACCCCGGCGTTATTACGAGTTCCGGCCATACACTAAGCAATGGTGATGAGGTTTTCGTTGCTGGGATTGGCGGCATGACTGAGTTAAATGGGCGTAACTATCTCGTTGCAAACTCTACAACAAACACATTTACGCTGACAGATCTATTCGGCAATGCAGTAAATACAACGTCATTTACAACTTATACATCTGGCGGCACAGCAACAGAGATATTTGAAATTGCCACGCCATATGCAGAAGCAGATCTGTTTAACATACGTTTTGTGCAGTCTGCGGATACAATGTACTTGGTGCATCCAAGCTATGATGTAAGAAAGTTAACGCGCACAAATCACAATGCATGGAAGTTTTCTATACCAATCTTTCAAGGCCCACTTGAAGCAGTTAAAAAGATTACGGGAATTACTAAGGCTAATCCTGGCGTTCTAACGGTAACGGCGCATGGCTATAGCAATGGTGATGAGATTGCGCTGTCTAGCATTCAAGGCATGACTGAGATTAATGCTGCAAATTACCGAGTTGCGAATGTTACGACTAATACTTTTACACTGCAGGACGAAGCTGGCGATGATGTAAACACAACATCATTTACTACGTTTGATCCGGGCGGCGGTGCAGAACAGGTAATTACTGGTGTATCCAAGCAATCAGAGGCTGTTGTAACCAGCAATGACCATGCATTATTTGATAATGACATAATTTATATTCAGAACGTATCTGGCATGACTGAGCTTAACGGCAACCATTATATTGTCACGGGTGCCACGACAAACACGTTTAAGATAAAAACATTAGCAGGAGTAATTGTTAATAGCACAGGCTTTACGACTTATACGTCTGGAGGCACGGCAGATCTTACACTGTCTAGTGTGCAAGAAATAAACCCCGTTACGCAGCCTTTGTCTGGCGCTAATAACCGGCCAAGCGTTGTGACCTTCTTTGAGCAGCGTCTTGTCTTTGGCAATACGAATGAAAGCCCGCAAACGTTGTGGTTTAGTAAAAACGCGGATTACCAGAATTTTGATACGGGCACGGCAGCGGATGATGCGCTAATCTATACGATTGCCAGTAATCAGGTAAACGACATTCGTTACTTGTCTGCCACGCGCGTTATGACGATTGGCACATCAGGCGGTGAATATGTGCTGTCATCGACAAGTGACGGGCCGATAACGCCTACCACTACGCTAATTAGAAAATACAGCAACTATGGATCTGGCAACGTAGAGCCGGTGCAGGTTGCGGATGTCACGCTGTTCTTGCAGCGCGGTGATCGGAAGGTACGTGAGTTTAAGTATGCTGGCGATGTTGATGTAAACGCCTACGCTGCGCCTGACATGACGATCTTGGCCGAGCATATCACCAAGGGTGGCTTAACGCAGTTTGCTTACCAGCAAGAGCCAGACAGCATTGTGTGGGCATTGCGCACTGATGGTACGCTTCTAGGTCTGAGTTATCGCCGGGAAGAGCAAATAGTCGCATGGCACAAGCATGTGGTGGGCGGTGTGTTTGGCAGCGGTCAGGCTGTTGTGGAAAGCATTACGACATTGCCAACAGAGGTTGGCGAGGATGAGCTTTACATGGTTGTGAAGCGCACAATTAACAGTGTTACAAAAAGATATGTTGAGCGTATGAAGACGTTTGATTTTGGCAGCGTTACGACTGGCGCATTTTTTGTTGATAGCGGTTTAGCGTATAGCGGCTCGGCAACAACTACGCTGAGCGGTTTGTATCATCTGGAAGGTGAAACGCTGACGGTGATTGCCAACGGCGCTGCGCATCCTGATGTGACTGTATCGGGCGGCAGTATTACGCTGAATTATAGCTCTACAACGGCAGCTATTGGCTTTGGATATACCAGCAATATGCAGACAATGCGTATTGAAAGCGGATCTGCTGACGGCACAAGCCAAGGCAAGCCAAAGCGTGTGCATGGATTGACTGCACGTTTCTTTGAAACTGTTGGTGCTGAGATCGGCAATAGTTCTAGCGAAACTGATCGGATACCATTTCGCAGCAGTGCAGATGAGATGGACGAGGGTGTGCCGTTATTTACCGGCGATAAGAAGATTGAGTTTCCCGGTGGCTTTGACAATGATGATCGTTTGTATGTAAGGCAAAATCAAGCGTTGCCATTAACAGTGCTTGCATTGTTCCCACGTATGAATACGTTTGATATATGAGGCTAGATAGATGAGTATATTCCAAGCCATATCTTTAGGCATGACGATCTTAGGCGGCATTCAGCAGAAAAACTCTGCCAATGCTGCAGCCCGCAGGGCGCAAGAAGCTGCTGACTTTAACGCTAATCTTATTGAGCGAGACATAGATCTGCTTGGCAGGCAGAGAGATATTATCAACGCTAACTTTTTAGTTGAGCAGGATCGGTCGCGTGATGCTTTTGAGGAAGAGGTGCAGGGCGGTGTGCGTTCTGGTTTTTCTTATGGTGGGTTTGATTTAAGCAGCGGCACGCCAATGGATGTGTTGCGCGAGAATGCCAGAGAGTTTGACTACACGCAAAAGGTTGCGCGGTTTAACAACAGCATTACGAATATGCAGATTAGCGATGCTCAGGAAGAGGCCGAGCTAAATGCGCAGCTTGCTCGAATGG